GATCTGCCCGGTGGCGACGGCCATGCCCAGGTCATAGAGGCTGCCTTTGGGGGCCTCAACCTCGATGCCGTTGAGGTCCAGGAAGGCGAGCGCGGCCACCACCCCGGCCCGTTTGTTGCCGTCGAGGAAGGGATGGTTCTGCACGATGTGGAAGAGGTAGGCCGCGGCCATCTCGAACGGGTCCTTGTGCAGAAACTCGCCGCCGAACGCGGCCTGCGGCTGGGCCAGAGCCGACTCCAGCAGCCCCAGGTCGCGCACGCCGTGCTCGCCGCCGTACAACTCGACCTGATTGGCGTGCAGCGTCAGGATGTCCGTGAGTTCGAGGAATTCCACTGCGGGCTACTCCGCCAGTCGCTTGAGGTCGTCGCCGTATCGGCGGTTGATCTTCTCCAACGACTCGCGGAGCCGACGCTGCCGTTTGGCGTCACGCACGGGCGAGATCAGCAGGGTGTCGCCGTTCGTGGTCAGTTCCAGCGGCGTGTCAGGCGTGACGCGCAGCAACTCCAGGATCGTCCGGTCGATTACCAGGGCGTAGCTATTGCCGTGCTTGATGAGCGTCTTGACCATCGGGGTACTCCTTCCGGGGCCGAGGTTCAACCAAGTGTATCCGCTGTGTATCCGGTTGTCAAGGGCCGGACGCGAGGGTTCCTGGCATGAGGGCTCCCATAACTGAAGGCTTGGACATCCGCTCGCTGACGGTCGCCGCCGCGGCCAAGCTGCTGAAGGTCGCGCCGCAGACGATCCGGGCGCACATCCGCCGCGGCTTGCCGCTGGTGGAGAAGCGGATCGACCTGATTGTCTACGGGGCCTGGCTCAACCAGCAGGAGCAGAAGCGGCAGAGCGATGGCGCTTGACCCGAACAAGCTGAGCCGCAACGAACTCGTCCAACTGCTCAACTCGACGGCGCTGGGCGAGTCGATCACGCGGTCGCGCCTCGACCGGCAGATGAACCGCGCCGGGCGGCGCTGGCATGACGGTCGGCATATCCGGCTGCTGGAATACCTGCGCTGGCTCATCCGCGAGGTGGACCGCCCGGCCAAGCCGAAGCTCGACGCCCGGGCCGCCGACCTCGAACGTAAGAACACCGAGACCTGGCGAACGCAGAACATCGCGCCGCTGCCGGACGTTGTGAACCTGGAGCGGCGGGAGCGGGCGCGGGGCGACTTTCGCTTCTTCTGCGAAACCTACTTCGCCCCGACGCTCTATCGCGGTTGGTCGGAGGACCACCTGCGCGTCATCGACAAGATCGAGCGGGCCGTCAAGGAAGGCGGCCTGTTCGCCTTCGCCATGCCGCGCGGCTCGGGTAAGACGACGCTCGCACGCCTTTCGGCGTTGTGGGCGGTTCTCTCCGGCTATCGCCCGTTCGTGTGCTTGATCGGTGGTTCCCAGGAGCGGGCGATCGAGTTGCTGGCGCCGATTCGCAAGGCCATCCTGGAGAACCCGCTGCTGCTGGCTGACTTCCCCAAGGCCATCTATCCGCTGCGCCGGCTCCAGAACAACGCCCGCCGCCAGATCGGCCAGCATATCGACGGGCAACCGACCTACTGTACGTGGGCGGCCGACAAGTTGGTCTTCCCCACGGTCGCCGGCCCGTACAACGAGGCGTCCGGGGTAATCATCACGGTCACGTCGCTCGACGCCAACATGCGCGGCCAGCAGCACACGACGATGGACGGCCGGACCCTGCGGCCGTCGCTGGTCCTGCTGGACGATCCGCAGACGCGGCAGTCTGCCCGCTCGCCGTCGCAGACGCGCTATCGGCTCCAGCTTCTGACCGGCGACGTGCTCTGCATGGCCGGGCCGGGCGAGTCCATCGCCGCGGTACTGACGTGCACGAAGATTTACGCCGGGGACCTGGCCGACCAAGTGCTCGACCGCCAGAAGAACCCCGAGTGGCAAGGCGAGTGCACGAAGCTCGTCTACGCCTTTCTCGGCGACGAGAAGCTCTGGGACGAGTACGCCCGCATCCGCGCCGAAGGCCTGCGGACCGGCAAGGGCCTCAAGCCGGCGACCGCGTTCTACGTCGCCCACCGGGAAGCGATGGACGCCGGGGCGGTCGTCGCCTGGCCGGAACGGTTCGACCCGAAGACCGAGGTGTCGGCATTGCAGCACGCGATGAACCTCAAGCTGCGCGACGAGGAAGCGTTCGCCGCGGAGTATCAGAACGAGCCGGTTACCGAGCAGGCCGAGGATGAACGGCTCACCGCGGACGAGGTGGCCGCCAAGCTCACCGGCCGGCCGCGGGGCGAGGTGCCGCTCGCCGCGACGCGCGTCACCGCGTTCATCGACGTGCACGACAAGCTGCTGTTCTGGTGCGTCTGCGCGTGGCAGGAGGATTTCACCGGGCTCGTTCTGGACTACGGCACGTTCCCCGACCAGAAGCGGCTGTACTTCACGCTGCGCGATGCGACGCACACGCTGGCCGCGGCGTTCCGTGGCGCCGGTAAGGAAGGCGCAGTGCAGGCCGGTCTGGAGAAGCTCGCGTCGGACCTGCTTGCCCGGTCCTGGGAGCGGACCGACGGCGTCGCGCTGCACGTCGAGCGGCTCTTGATCGACTCGGGCTACCTGCCGGCGGTCTGCAATGCCGTGGCTATCAAGTGCGGGCCGGCCGTGACGCTGTCGAAGGGCATGGGCCTGAAGGCCGGGAACAAGCCGATGGCGACCTACACCCGCCGGCCGGGCGAACGACACGGGCACAACTGGTACATCCCGAACGTGTCGCGTTCGAGCGAGTTTCGACACGTCGCGTTCGACGCCAACTTCTGGAAGACGTTTGTCCACGCCCGGCTGGCGACGCCCGCCGGCGACAAGGGCGCGCTGTCCCTGTTCGGCAAGAAGCCCGAGCACCATCGCCTATTCGCCGAGCACGTGGCCGACGCGGAGACCTACGTCGTCACTGAAGGCCACGGCCGGACCGTCCGCGAATGGCGTGTCAAGCCGTCGAAGCCCGACAACCACTGGTTCGACTGCCTGGTCGGCTGCGCGGTGGCCGCGTCGCTGATCGGCGTGAAAGTCCCCGGCGAAGGCACGACCACCCGCCGGCGGAAGCGGTATACACAGGAAGACCTCAGAAGGCGCGTGGGATGACGACCGAGAGTACACGCAAGCGCTGGCCGCCAGCGGACGACCCCAAGGGCGTCGTCTGCCCCAAGTGCGGGTGCGCCCACCTGCCGGTGCTCAACACCCGGCGGTCGCTGGGTCGAATCGTCCGCTACCGCCAGTGCCGGCATTGTGGCCGGCGGGTCACGACCTACGAGGTCACGCCGTCGAAACTCGCCGACGTGACCGACGGAGGCCCGGATAACAGCAGCAGATGACACATATGGCACAATCTGTCGCCGACAGCCGGAACGTCCTTCGCGGGGCGCGGCTTTGGCGGTAGGGTGAGAGCAGACAACCAGGACGCGCGGCGTGTCGGCTGATCCCCGACGCGAAGCCACGGACGAAGGCCATGCGGGGCCGCATACCCGGCGTGGCCTTTTCTGTTGGGCCGCGCGAACTGGTTGTCCGGAACGCGACCCATGGCGGACGACCTGAAGGACGCCATCAAGACGAACGCGGAAGGCCCCAAGCAGGCCAGCGCCGACGGCGTGACCGTGCAGCAGCACCCGCTGGCGGACCAGATCGAGGCGGACAAGTACCTCGCCAGCAAGGAAGCGGCCTCGCGGAATCCGGCTAAGGGGTTCACCCGCGTCAAGATCGTGCCGCCGGGGACGGCGTGAGTGGAAGTCTGAAGTCCATAGGCTGAGTACGACGCGGCGTAGCGTGGTCCCAATGCGTGTTGGGACGGCGCCGCAGGCAGATAGGCACAGGAAAGGACGGTTGTCATGGCAGCGGATCAGGGATTGGTCGATTCGGTCGCAAACGAGAACACCAAGATCGGCGCGGGGGCTCCGTCGCATTACGGGGCATCGTTGATGCAGGCGCACGCGGCGCATCTGTCGCGCCTGAACATCATCGCCGAGAACGCGCTCCAGAACGCGCTGATCGTCGCCCAGGCGGCCACGGCCGCGGCCACGCGGGCGTTCACCGAGCTGGACACCGTGGAGGCGCTGGGGAACACGCTCGTCGGCCAGCAGGGCGCGAAGGTGGCCCAAAGCACGCCGCCGGAGACGGCCAAGCCGTAGCGTAACGTCGGCGACGCGCGGAGCGCGCGGCACAGGTCGCGCGTTCCGCGCTTGAGATTGACTCGCTGTGGAGCAGAGTGAACGTGCTGAAGTGGCTGCGACAACTCGGTTCGCGCAAGGCAACGCCCGGCAAGGGGTCGGTCCCCGGTCGGGTACTCGTCGTGCGCGGCCGCTACGACGCCGCGCAGACCACGCCGGACAACCGCAAGCACTGGGCGAACGCTGACCATCTGTCGGCCGACGCGGCGGCCTCGCCCGAGGTGCGCCGGACGCTTCGCAACCGCGCCCGGTACGAAGTCGCCAACAACTCCTACGCCCGCGGCATCGTGCTGACGCTGGCCAACGACGTGATTGGCACCGGCCCGCGGCTCCAGATGCTCGCCGACTCGGTAGAAGCGAACCGCGTCATCGAAGCGGAGTTCGCGCGCTGGGCCAAGGCCGTCGGGTTGCCCGAGAAGCTCCGCACCATGCGGCAGGCACGGGCACAGGACGGGGAGGCGTTCGCGCTGCTGTTCAGCAACTCCGGGCACGACTCGCCGGTGAAGCTGGACGTGCGGCTCATCGAAGCCGACCAGGTGACCACGCCCGACCTGTCCTTGGCCAAGACCAACGCCGTCGATGGGATCGTGCTGGACGAGTACGGCAACCCGCGCGAGTACCACGTGCTCAAGGAGCACCCCGGCGGCGAGAAGGCCTTGGCCACGTCGGAGTACGACCGCGTGCCCGCGGCCAGCGTGATCCACTGGTTCCGCGCCGACCGGCCGGGCCAGAACCGCGGTTTGCCGGACATCCTGCCGGCGTTGCCGCTGTTTGCCCAACTTCGGCGGTACACGCTGGCGGTGATTGCCGCGGCCGAAAGCGCGGCAAACATCGCGGTGTTGATGAAGACCAACGCGCCGGCCGGCGGCGAGGCGGCCGAGGTCGAACCCATGACCGAGATGGAGTTCGCCCCGAACATGGCCGTCTTCACTCCGGAAGGGTGGGAGCCGTCGCAGGTCAAGGCCGAACAGCCGGCGACAACGTATGACATGTTCAAGCGGGAAATCCTCAATGAGATCGCCCGCTGCCTCAACATGCCGTACAACGTCGCGGCCTGCAACAGCAGCGGCTACAACTACTCGTCCGGTCGGCTGGACCACCAGACGTACTACAAGTCCATTCGGGTCGAACAGACCCACCTCGAAGCGGTCGTGCTGGACCGCATCCTCTCCGCGTGGCTCGCCGAGGCGGTGAAGGTCTTCGGTCTGGGCGACTTGGGCGACGCGACCCATCAGTGGTTCTGGGACGGCCACGAGCACGTGGACCCGGCTAAGGAAGCCGCCGCGCAGGCGCAGCGGCTCAGCACGCATACGACGACGCTCGCGGCGGAGTACGCCCGCCAAGGTAAGGACTGGGAGACCGAGTTGCGGCAACGCGCGAAGGAGGTCGCGCTCATGAAGGAACTCGGCCTTGCCAGTGCCGAGGTCGCCCCGCGGGCGCCTGTGGAGAGCGACGAGGACGACGCCGAACAAGACGAGGAGGTCGGCCGTGCCGCTGCCTGAACAAGACGATCACAAGACGCTTCGATTCGTGTGTGAGCCGGGCGGGATATCCATCGAAGCCGCGGCCGATGTTGCCGCGGGCGACAACGGCAAGCCGAGGCTGCCGCGCTTCTCGATGGTCGCCTACACCGGCGGGGCCATGCGGATCGCCGGCTGGCGCTATCCGGTGATTGTGGACCTGGCCGGCCTGGCCATCCCGTCGCAGTTGCGGCCCATTCGCTTCGGCCACGACGCGACGGCCGGCGTCGGACACACCGACACCATTGCCGTCGCCGAAGGGAAGCTGGTCGCCGCCGGCGTGATCTCCCGCGACACGTCGGCCGCGAAGGAGATCGTGGTGTCCGCGCGCAACGGCTTCCCCTGGCAGGCATCGCTCGGGGCGACGGTGGAGCAGTTCGAGTTCGTGCGTGAGGACCAGACGGTGTTCGTCAACGGGCGGGAGTTCAAGGGGCCCGTCAACGTGGTCCGCCGGGCAACGCTCGGAGAAATCTCATTCGTCGATCTGGCCGCCGACGGCAACACCTCGGCGAGCGTGGCCGCGTCGGCCAAGGAGTCAACCGCCATGAAGGACAGGGAAGACAAGGAAGTCCAGCAGGAGCAGGCCAAGGTCGAGGCGGCGGGGCAGACGGACGGGGCCGGCACGGACGCCGCCCCGCCCGCCACCCGACCGGACGAAACCGCCACCGATGCCGTGGCGGGCATCCGGGCGGCCGCGCTCGCAGAGACGCAGCGGGTCGCGGCCATCCGCAAGAAGTGCGCCGGCCGGCACGCCGACATCGAGGCCCGCGCCATCGCCGACGGCTGGGACGCCGGGCAGACGGAGCTTGAGGTGCTCCGTGCCGAGCGACCCAAGGTCCCGCCGGCGCACGTCCGCGACAACACCGTCGATGCCGACGTGCTGGCCGCGGCCGTGTGTTTGACCGGCGGTCTGAAGCCGATCGAGTCGAGCTTCGACGAGAAGCTGCTCGACGCCGCCGGGCGGCGGTTCCGCAACGGCATCGGGTTGCAGGAACTCATCCTCGAAGCGGCCTGGGCGAACGGCTATCAGGGGCGCAGCTTCCGCTCCGACATGGAAGGCGCGCTCCAGGCGGCGTTCAGCACGTTCCGCCTGCCCGGCATCCTCAGCAACGTCGCCAACAAGTTCCTGCTGGCCGGCTTCGAGAGCGTGGAGGACACCTGGAGGCGCATCGCCGCCACCCGCAGCGTCCGCGACTTCAAGACGGTCACCAGTTACCGGCTCACCGGCGCCTTCGAGTACGAGGAGGTTGGGCCGACGGGTGAACTGAAGCACGGCCAGGTCGATGAGGAGACCTTCACCAACCAGGCCAAGACCTACGGGCGGATGTTCTCCATCACCCGCACGGACCTCATCAATGACGACCTCGGCGCGCTGACGGCGTTGCCGCGGCGGATCGGACGAGGCGGCGCGCTGAAGCTCAACAAGGTCTTCTGGACCGCGTTCCTCGCCAACGCCGCGTTCTTCACCGGCGCCCGCGGCAACTACAAGGCTGGCGTGGACACGGCCCTCACCGTGGACGGCCTGACCGCCGCCGAACTGCTCTTTCTGGAACAGAAGGACACGGACAACAACCCGCTGGCGCTGGTCGCCAAGGTGCTGCTCGTGCCGCCGGCGTTGCTGGTTCGCGGCACCCAGTTGATGAACTCGACGGAGCTGCGCGACACCACGGCCAGCACCAAGTACGCCACCAGCAACCCGCACGCAGGCAAGTTCAGCCCTGTGCACTCGGCATATCTGAGCAACGCGAGCATCGACGGCTACTCGGCGAAGGCGTGGTACCTGCTGGCCGATCCGGACGATCTGCCGGTCATCGAGGTCGCGTTCCTCAACGGCGTCCAGACGCCGACGGTGGAGCGGGCCGACGCGGACTTCAACTTGCTGGGCATCCAGTTTCGGGGGTACTACGACTTCGGCGTCGCCCTCCAGGACTGGCGGGCGGGCGTGAAGATGAAAGGCGAGGCGTGAGCGGCGTAGCCGCTCAGAGCAGGTGAGCAGGCGATACCGCGAACCTGCGGAAGGAGTGACGGAGAATGCCACTTGTAACGTTCGTACATGACGGCAGCAGCATCGACTACACGCCCGGCTCGAACGTGACCGCCGGCGACGTAGTCGTTCAGGGTGAACTGGTCGGCGTGGCCAAGGTGGACATCCCGGCGAGCAGGCTGGGGGCGCTGGCGGTGACGGGCGTGTTCGACTTTCCCAAGGCTACCGGCGGCGGTACGGCCATCAGCGCGGGTGCCAACTGTTACTGGGACGCGACCAATCAGCGGGCGACCACGACGGCTTCGGGCAACAAGCTGATCGGCAAGTGCGTCAAGGCGGCCGCAGATGCCGACGCGACGGTCCGGGTGCGGATGAGTCAGTGAGCCTGGAGTCCAGACTCGGTGGACCTTCTCGAACACGGCGTGGCATGGCTGGAGGAGCAGCGGGCGTGGCATCTCTCGCGGACGGTCGAGTACGTCCGTGGGTCGGAGTCGGTCGAGCTGTCGGCCACCCTGGGCAGCACTCGGTATGAACTCACTGACGACGCCGGCGCGACGGTGCAGGCTTTGGCCACCGACTTCCTCGTTGCGGCGGACGATCTGGTGCTCGGGGGTGTGGTGACGAAGCCCCGGATCGGCGACCGGATTCGCCTGCCGGCCGGGGACAGCGTGCAGGTGTTTGAGGTGCTCGACTTGGCCGGCACCGGTCACTACCGGCCGGCGGGCTCGTTCGGAAAGACTTTGCGGATTCACACGAAGCGGATCGACGAGGAAACGCCGTGACGTACTGCGATGAACAATACGACCGCGTCTGCAAGGGCGAGTTCGCCGCGATCCACGCGAAGCTCGACCGCCTGGACGAGGCGATCCGCGGCAACGGCAGCACCGGCATCAAGGTACGGCTGGATCGGCTCGAAGCGACCGAAAGAGTGCGCTCGAAGCTGCTGTGGATCATTGCCGGCTCGACGGTGACGCTGGCGGTGGGGGCGGTCTGGAACCTGATCTTCGGAGCGTGACGTGTCCACAATCGTCGCTGTTGCCAACGCCGTGGTGGCCGAACTGAACGCACCGGGTAGCCCGTTGGTCGGGCTGGCCTCGGCGCAGCGTGCCTATCAGCCCGTCTTTGAGCTTCAGGACATGAAGGACCTGCACGTTACGGTGGTCCCGCGCGGTTTGGAAATGAGCGGGGCCAGCCGGTCGCTGACGCAATGCGACGTGCAGGTCGATGTCGGCGTGCAGCGGAAGCTGGCCACGGACGGGGGCACCGAGATCGACGGGTTGATGACGCTGGTCGAGCAGGTCGCGGACTACCTGCGCGGCCGGAAGCTGGCGGCCGCGCCCGAAGCGACTTGGGTGAGGACGGAGAACGACCCCATCTTCATCGGTGAGCACGTGACTCAGTTGCGGCAGTTCACGAGCGTGCTGACGGTGATGTACCGGGTGATGCAATGAGCGCGAACGTCTACATGAAGTCGGTGCTGCTCGACACCGCCGACGTCTGGGTGCGGCTGGCGGCTTCTCCGCTCATCTTGAATGCCACGTTCATCGTCCGGCGTGCTGGGTTCGGCATCAGTGCTGACCCGCACGTCCAGGTGCGTTATCGCGGCGGCGCGGCGGAACTGTGGCCTCTGGAGACTCAGGCAGAGTTGACGCACGTGGACCTGTCGGAATTCGAGTTCTGCTTGGGTAACGATATGGCCCGCGTGTTCGTCGTGGCCCAGAGTGGCGAGTAGCGTCAATGTTGTTCGTCACGAAGCAGATGTTCTTTGACACCAGGGCCGTCACCAAGCGGGTGGACAAGGCCACGCGGAAGGTGCTCTCGAAGTTCGGGGCCTTCGTGCGGACAGGTGCGAAGCACAGCATCCGCAAGCGCAAGGCCGTCAGCAAGCCGGGCGAGCCGCCCAGTTCGCACATCGGGCTGCTGAGGAAGTTCATCTTCTTCGGCTACGACGCGGGGCGAAGGAGCGTCGTCATCGGTCCGCTGCGGCTGAATCAGAAAGTCGGCGACGCCCCGCAGGCGCTCGAATACGGCGGGACCTCGACCGTGGTCGAAGGGCTACGCGGCAAGCGGAAGAAACGCCGCGTGAGAATCGCCGCCCGGCCATTCATGGGGCCTGCGTTCGAGCGTGAGAAGCCGAAACTCCCCGCGCTGTGGGCGAAGAGCGTGAAACCATAGGAGGCGCCGAATGCCAAGTTTCATTCTGGGCAAGGACGCGAAGCTCTACTACGGCCCCTCGGGCACGAGCCCGACGACCGAGATGACCAACGTGCGGGACGTGACGCTCAACCTCGAAGCCGGCGAGGCGGACGTGACCACGCGCGCGAACTCCGGCTGGCGGGCGACCGCTCCGACGCTGCGCGAATGCACCTGTGAGTTCGAGATGGTCTGGGACCCCGACGATGCCGGGTTCACGGCCGTCAAGGACGCCTTTCTCACCTCGGGGCTCATCGCGCTGAAGATCCTGGACAAGGCGGAGGGTCAAGGGCCGGACGGTGACTTTGCCATTACCTCCTTCAGTCGCAACGAGGCGCTGGAGGAGGCGATCACCGTCAGCGTGACGGCCAAGCTGTCCGTGTTCCGCCAATGGGTTGAGGCGGTTGGTCATCCCTAGGAAAGAGGCGTTCACCGATGAAGACCTTCACCGACACCGCCGGACGCACTTGGACGCTGGCGCTAACTATCGACGCGGCCAAGCGGGTCAAGGGGCTGTTGGGCGTGAACCTGCTCGAACTCGATGCGGGCGATCCGCCGCTGCTCACGCGGCTAGGCACGGACGTGATCCTGCTGTGCGATGTCATCTTCGCCCTGGTCAAGCCGCAGGCGGACGCCGTCGGGGTGAGCGACGAACAGTTCGCGGCAGCCTTGGGCGGCGACGCCGTGTTCGCGGCGCAGACGGCGTTCTATGAGGAACTCATGGATTTTTTCCGCAAGCTGGGGCGGACCGACCTGGCCAAGGCCGTGGACGCCCAACGGCGGATGATCGACCTGGCGGTCGCGCGGATCGAGACGCGGATCGACAAGCTCGACCTGGAGGCCGCGGTCTCAAAGACCCTGAGCGAGGCCGACGGGGAATCGACCCGTGGCGGACCATCTACGAACTCGCCGCCCTCGTCGGTATCGACCCCGGCCCGCTGACGCTGCGGGAACTGCTGTGGATGGCCGAGGCGCGCGGGCGGGACAACTGGGCACACACGTCGGCCATCCTGGCGCTGGTCGCCAACGTGAACCGCGACCCGAAGAAGACCAGGGCGTACCGACCGGCCGACTTCGACCCCTACACGGCGAGAGACCGGCGGGATGAAGCGCTTGAGATCACCGACCTGGCCGTCCTGAAGGACGCCTTCACTCGCAAGTAAAGGGAGCCCATGCCCCAGGCAGGCGCCATCCGAGCCGGGCGCGCGTTCGTCGAGCTCTTCGCCGACGACAGCAAGCTGGTGCGCGGGCTGAAGCGCGCGTCGGCGAAGCTCAAGACGTTCGGCGAGGGCGTCCGTAACCTGGGCCTCAAGCTTGCCGGCCTGGGCTCGGCCGTCATCGCGCCCCTGGCAGCATCCAGCAAGGTCTTCGCCGGCATGGGCGACGACTTGGCGAAGATGTCCGCCCGCACTGGCTTCTCGGTCGAGACACTCAGCGAGCTGGGTTTCGCCGCCGACCTGTCCGGGGCGAGTCTGGAGGTGTTCGAGGCCGGCGTCCGCAAGATGCAGCGGACGCTCGTGGACGCCGCGACCGGCTCGAAGTCCGCACAGGATTCCCTGGCATTGCTGGGCCTGACGGTGGCCGAGCTCGACCAGCTTTCGCCCGAGCAGCAGTTCAAGCTCATCGCCGACCGGTTGGCGCGGATCGAGGACCCCACCATCAAGGCGGCGGCCGCGCTGGAACTCTTTGGCCGCAGCGGCACGCAGCTTCTGCCTATGCTTACCGGCGGCGCGGCCGGCATCGAGGAGTTGCAAGGCGCCGCCCGCAAACTGGGCCTGACCATCTCCACCGAGGATGCCCAGGCTGCCGAGCGTTTCAGCGACACGCTGGAAATCATGGGCAAGGTGCTCAAGCAGGGCGCCTTCGTCGTCGGCTCGGCTCTGGTCCCTGTACTCTCGCAGGCCGCTCAGTGGGTGACGCGCGTCGCCGCCGGCGCGGCCGACTGGATCAAACGGAACAAGGAACTCATCGTCACGATCCTGAAGGTGGCCGTCGGTGTCGTGGCGGCCGGCGTGGCACTGGTGACGCTCGGCTATGCGATCACGGGCGTGGCGAGAGTGCTGGCCGGGCTGTCGGTGGTCGTCAGCGGCGTCGGGGTGGCGCTGAAACTGCTGGGCGCGGTGCTGGCGTTCCTCGTCTCGCCGATCGGCTTGGTCATCACGGCCGTCGCGGCGCTGGGAACGTACATCCTCCACGCCACCGGTGCCGGCGCGAAGGCCCTGGGCTGGCTGGCTGAGCGATTCGGGACGCTGCGCGACGAGGCGGTGGCGTCCTACCAGGGCATCGCCGACGCCCTGGCCGCCGGAGACATCACCCTGGCGGCCAAGATACTGTGGCTCACGCTCAAGATGGAGTGGACGCGGGGCATCAACTTCCTGGAGCAGGCTTGGCTCAACTTCCGCAACTTCTTCATCCGCATCGGCTACGACGCCTGGCACGGCCTGCTGGCCGTCGCCGAGATCGTCTGGCATGCCCTGGAGGTGGGCTGGATCGAGACCACGGCGTTCCTCTCGAAGACGTGGACGCAGTTTACCGGCTGGGTCCAGGAGGCGTGGGCCTGGACGGGGCGGCAACTGGTCAAGGCGTGGCACTTCGTCCGCAGTCAGTTTGATTCCAGCTTCGACGCCGAAGCGGCTCGCCGCGCCGCGGACGAATACTACGAGACCAAGAAAGCCGAGATCGAGCAGGAGACCGGCCGCAAGCTCGCCGAGCGCGAAGAACGCCGCCGGCGGCAGCGCGAGCTAGCCACGCAGGTCCATGAGGCCACGCTGGCCGAGATTGGCCGCGAGAACCTCAAGAAGCACCAGCAGCTCGACAGCGAGTACCGGCAGCGCTTGGCCGAGAACGAGGCGGACCTTGCCCAAGCCCGCAAGGAATGGCAGGACGCCCTGGCCGCGGCCCGGCGGAAGCGAGAAGCCAAGCAAGCCGAAGCGCCCGGCAAGCTCGAAGGCCCTGAAGACCTGCTGGCGAAGGTGCGGAAGAGTCTGTCGGGCCTCGGCGACGAGCTTCAGACAGCCAGGGAGCGCAGCGTCAGCGTGGTGGGGACGTTCAGCACGGCCGCGGTCTGGGGGCTGGGGGCAGGCCAAGCATTGGATCGTACTGCCCGGGCGTCCGAGGAGACCGCCAAGCACACGCGCCGACTCGCGCAGGAAGCGGCGGCGCGCCGACTCACGTTTGCCTGAGGTGCGCGATGCCGATCACCGTCGAGGAGAAGCACGGCAGCCGCCGCTGTTCGGTGAGCAGCAATCCCTGGGACGAGCGTCATTACCTCGTGAGGGGGGCAGTGGAGGAGGTCGAGGCGATTGCAGCCGTCGATGCCTATGCGCCGCTTTGGTTCGACGTGTACGGGAACGGCTTGGTGCTGATTCCACGCGAGTCGATCGACCCCGAAGAAGCGGGCAATGGCCTCTGGGAGGTGGCTGTCCGTTGGGGCATCATTCAGCCGACGAATGAGTCCGTCTTCTCCTTCGACACCGGCGGCGGGACCCAACATATCGCCCATAGCCGCGCGACGGTGGGCTCCTACGCGCCGCCGGGCAAGACCGCGCCGAACTGCAAGCAGCTCATCGGCGTGACGCCCGACGCTGTCGAGGGCGTCGATATCGCCGTGCGCGCTTATCAGTGGTCGGAGACGTGGTACCTGCCCGACGCATTCGTGACGGATGCGTACAAGGGCGTCCTGTTCAACCTCACGGGCAAGGTGAATGGCGCCACTTGGCGCGGGTTCGCCCAGGGGGAAGTGCTCTTCCTCGGCGCTGGCGGCAGCAAGCGCGGCGGCGGTGACTGGGAGCTGAACTACAAGTTCGCGGCCAACCCGAATGAGACCGGCTTGGTCGTCGGCGACATCACGGGGATCGCTAAGAAGGGCTGGGAGTACCTCTGGGTGCGCTACGTCGATGCCGTGGACGAGGCGGCGCAAGCGCTGACAAAGCGGCCGGCTGCGGTGTACGTGGAGAAGGTCTACGACTACGGCGACTTCTCGCAGTTGGGCATCTGATGGCGGGCGAGCTGCACAAGGTCCGGCGTGGCGATCCGCTCAAGATCGCGGCCAGCACGTTCAACACCTTCATCGACGCCGCGCGCGACTTTCAGGCCCGGCAGCATAACCGGGCCTCTGGCAGCCAGCGCGAGCAGCGACAGACGGGCATCATCCCGGTACGCAACGACAGCGGGGCCGTACTGGATCGCTTTGCTGTGCTAGGCTTGGCCGGCCCGCTGATCGACCCCACCGATAACCTGGAGGAGTTCCAGAACCGCGTCGCCATGTCCGGTGTGGTGCCCGCGGATGGCCATCGCGGCCGCTTCGTGGTCCTCTTGGAGCCCGCGGCTGCCGGCGACATCGTGCGGGCCTGCGTGTCCGGGGCGTGCGTTGTCCGCGTCGAGATGCAGAGCAACGATGATGACTACGCGGACATCGAGCCGGATGAAACCCGCTGGCTGCTGTCGGGCGGCGCCGGCTTGGCACAATTGCTGTGGGTCCAGCCAGAAGAGCAGCGCGATGATCCTGATGTCGCCTGGGCTGTCGCCCGCCTTGGCGGCGGCGCCAGCACCGGCCTGGAGTTCGTGATCGTCCGCGAGGTGCACGAGACCTGGCTCATCGTCCAACAGGTGGCCGCCACGGAAGGCGGATTTGAGATTACCGGCGACGCCTTCCTGGCATGGCCGTGGCCGATGGTTCGCACTGTCTACTACAGCCCCTTCATCGTCGAGGGCGAACTGCAAGACTGGGTCACCGTCATGCCCCTGGCCCGCATCGGCGGCCGCCCCTACGTCATGCAACTGCCGAAGTTCGCGGCCATTGGCCCCGTGCCCAACTACCCGGTCGTGGACGGCATTCCGGCGCCAGGAGTATAGCCGTGTCCGGCCCCGTCCAGGACATCCCGGCCTACGCCTTCGAGCGCGAGAACGAGACGTTCGACCCCCACCTCTACTCCCGCAACTACGCGGAATGCGCTTACGCCACGCTGGCGATCCCGCCGCGCTGGCTGCTTTGGGGGCAACAGCTACGCCTGCTCGGTGAAGGGACCGGCTCGGGAAGTGAATCAGGCAGTCCGCCGGCCCCGCCGCCCCAGGAGTTGTTCCTGTACCCCGACCACCCGGGCGCTGAAGACGGCGCGGCGGTGCTGGTCACCACGCATCCAATCCGCGGCCTGGTCGGCGGGCAGCCCTATCACCCCTGGCCCGGGCCACCGCCGCCGCGCGTAAGCGGGTACAGCGACGTGGCTTACCAGACTGTCGGCCTGGCGCTCTGTGACGACGGCTACCTGCGCCCGGTGCTTCACAGCGGTCCTAACGTCAAGACTTCGGTCGGCGCTTTCGGCGTCGGCTCGTCGGGCTACCTGTTCGGCTATGTGTACTACGAGGTGCCGGTCGTGTGCACGGTGTTCTTCAGCAACGAGCCCAAGGGCTTTCCGACATGAGCGACCCGACGTTCTGGTGTTATGAGTATGACGGCCCTTGCGACTGGCGCGCGTGGCCGAACGAGCTGTGCACGCAGAACTACGTGCCGCTGGGCGGGGCGAGCCTGGACGGGCATCGACAAGCGCGCAGACACCCGAACGCTTACAGCGGCGACGCGGACGGCGTGGACCGCACACCCTGGAGTTGCGGTCGCTTCGCCTACATCGGCGCGCCGCCCGGGCCGCACGGCGTACCCGAGGGGAACGAAGTTAACGGCGACACCAGAGTCATCTTCGCCATCGCTACGAAGCACACTCCTGACGGCCAAGAATACGATGAGTGGTCTCCATACGGTTCCGAGTGCTCGGGTTCCTGTGGCCACTTCGAGGAATGGTCGGGGCGTGCCGTTCTTCAAGGGGGGCGGGAATACCAACAGTGCACGCGGCGTAAGCCGTGGCCGCCGTCGCCGTTTTACGTGCCGGTATTCGTGCGCTGTGGCGCGCGGATGAGCCAGCGTGGCATGGGCTTCATTCAGCACCACCCCTGCATGGTCACGCCCATGATGCACCGCTGCTGGGGGAAGAGCGCTCAGACGGGCGACTACTTCATCGCGCCTCACCAGCACATCTTCAACTACTTCGGCTTCGACTTGGGCAACGCCGCCTTCAGGGACGTGCTCGGGGCGCCCGGGCGCAACCCGACCATCGTGGCCATCAAGAACGCCGCCCTGGCGCTGGTCTCCAGCCTGCACGGCCCCAACATGGACCGCCTGGACCACTATGGCGAGAACTACTCCTACCAGCACTACAAGCAGGGCTGGTGGGAACGTGCGTGGCCGGCCGAGCCGATGGCTTGGGACGAGTGGCCTACCGTGCGGCAACTCAACTGCCGCCTGGCCAAGTGCGGACACGCGTTCACCTGTGATCTGGTACTGAAGTACTGCCGCGTCTGGCTCGAACTGACGCTGCTGAATACCGGGCAACGGCTGCCCGGCGGTGGCCTCGAACCGCACCTGTACGCGGCCGCGGAATTCGGCGCCCAGTTCGAGCTGGGCGTGCGGCGCAACATCGGCACCGCGTTTCCGCACTTCGATCCGCTGGTCTACCTGACGCGGAGCTGGCTGCCACCCGAAGACCCGCGGCACCAGGAGGAAGTCTACTTCCTCGGCCCTGACCCCTGTACGCCCGGCCTGTACGGCTCGGGCGCAAGCCAAGCGTGGTCGGTAGAAGGCGAGCGTGTGCTGTTCCTCGATGACAACGGCCGCCCGTTCACGCCACCGTGGGCGTTCGAGTGGGAGGGCCAGCTCGGGCACGACACGGACCCGCCCTGGCCGGACATTGTCGAGGGCACCCAGTACGACGACCACCTGGTCGCCTGCTGTGCGGTGGGCTGCAACTTGCTCGACTTCGCGGTCCCCGCCCGGGCCAGCCGCAAGACCGGCGCGACCGCGCCGGAGGTATGGGAGGGTTCGGTCCAGTTGAGGAGCGACCCGAGCGGCCTGCTGCGTGCGACTTGTGGAGGATGTTGAGTCGATGACGCCCGCGCATACCGACAACACCCGCATCGTTGCGTCGGGAGGCGACCGGTCGGCGGGTAACCTGCTTCCCAGTCAGCGAGCGATGCTTGATGCCCGGACGCCCCGGCCGCCGTTGGATATCCGCGTCGTCCGCTCCCTCGGCAGGCTCTTGCGTGGCGTCGCCTATGCTTTGATCCATTTCGACGACGTGTACGTGCTGGCCCGCGCCTTCCTGCTGACCGTGGCCGGTGGCACGGTCTCCCCCGAGATCGAGGCCTGTCGCCGCGCCTTCTGCGACGGCAAACCCGGCCAAGCCTGCGGCGGCCGACGCACCATCGAGGGCTGCCAATACTGCGTCGTCGAATCCTGCCGCTGCCCCCGATCCCGCTGGTGGCCGTTCTCCCAACTCCGCTGGAAGCGCAAGTTCCGGGCCTGGCGCTGCCCCCTGGGGAAGTTCCCGGCGGAGCGGGTATGGTGGCGAAGGCCATAAGCGTGCGCTGCGTCCGCGCCGGCGGCTACGCCCACCCGGACCTCGCGTGTCCCTAGAATGCCGGCGAGCTACGCCTGGGGGCGGGCCGGGACTCGGGGCAACCCCACCCCGTAGTGGGCAAACTACGGGGGCGTCGCCGAAGAGCGGTCACGTGGTGGTGGTTCCGGCCGCAAGGGGGGACCGAGCCGCAACTTCGGCCGGCCGGCGCCGGGGCTGCCTACCGCAGAACCTCCCGAGTCCTGACCCTCCAGCCCGGGGGGGGACACCCTAGGTGCTGCACGTGGTGGGTGCAAGGGTGCAATGCCCGGTGGCGCGGGTGCCCACGGTCGCTCACTCGCGCGGGATGGAAACGATTGACACACGTTGGGAACAACTGTCAAATGGGGAGGTCGCCTTCGGGGGCAGCCGAAGCCGGCCCCAGTCGAAAGGGAGGGCCCCATGGCCAAGTCGCCACCGGACACGGTGTTGACTATCGCCGAGCTGTCGAAGTACCTGAAGATCTCCCGGTCCACGCTCTACAAGCTGGCCCAGGAAGGCAAGTTGCCCGCGCAGAAGGTCGGCCGCCACTGGCGGTTTCACAGAGGCATCATTGATCAGTGGTTAGGGAACCGGAAGCCGACCGGCTGAGCGGCAATCGAGGGACTCGGAACATGAGCTATGCGCAGTACCTGACTCCGCGCCCGGAGGTCCTCTCCGATGACGGCGTTGAGGGGATCATCGACCTCCGCAACCTCGGAGACCGCCGGCACCGCAAGCTGGAATCGAAGCCCGAGGCTTTTCTCAGCCTCACGTACCCGACTGCCGACATCAAGCGCGTCGTAAACCGCCTCAACGACCGTTTTGCGCAACGGAGCAGCACCCCGGCCCTGTTTCTCTTTGAGGGGCTCAAGGGGAGCGGCAAGTCGCACCTGCTGGTGCTTATCTACCACCTACTGAAGCACTCCAGCGACGGGGGCCGCTGGCTGTCGCGGCATGGTTTGTCGCTGAGCAGTCCTACCAATGCCGTCGTCGTTGCTCACAAGTACACAGATCACCCCTTGATGCGTTTGTGGGACTTCATCTTCAGCGAAGCGGGGCTTTCGGTCCGTGGGCGCTACGAGGTCTACCCCGACGATCGGCAAGTCCTGGAAGCCGTAGGTGACCGACACCTCGTCGTCATACTTGACGAACTGGAGCAGGGCATTCGGATGATCTCTGACGACGCCTTGCGGCGGCAGAACATCGCCTTCTTACAGATGCTCTCCGAGTTGGGCAACCGCTCACCTCAGGTAACCATCTTCGCCGGCATCTACGACGCGGGCCAGGAGCCGGGTGCCACGCTCGTCCGTGTGCCCAACGTCCGTGTCCAGTTTGCGAGGTCAACGCCAGCGGACAAGGCCCGGGTCGTATTGCACCGGTTGTTCCAGAACTTCCTGACCTTCAACCCCACTGCCGTGGCCGGCACCATCGACAGTCTGCTAAACACGTGGCGACGGTTCGTCCCGACCTTCGACTCAGAAGGCTTCCGCAGCCGGATGCGCGAGTGCTACCCGTTTCAGCCAGAGCTTCTGACGCTGATTCTGGAGCGTGTGCCACAGCGCGGCGGTTTCCAAAACATCCGGGGGTCGCTTGGGTTCCTTGCCCACCTTGTCCGAGCGACGCACGAGTCCGAGGACGTCATCACCGCAGGCCACGCGACACTTCGTGACCTGGAAACAGCGATGCGGCTCCAGGACCTGGACCCCGGAGGGGACCTCATCAACCGCGCGAAGTCGAACGTCGAAGAACTCGCACGGTACCCACTGAGCGAACGCATCGCTGCCGCGACGATGCTCTACACACTCGTCGGTGAAGGTCGAACCCGCGGGGCCAACCGCGAGGAGTTGATTCGGCATGTGATTCTGCCCGGAGCCGACATCAACGACTTCGAGCAGACCCTGCTTGCCTTCCGTAAGTACGCCTCTCACTTTCATGCCGCCCAGGATCAATTCTTCTTCGACATGGAAGAGAACGCCGACGCCAAGGTCGAGTTCCGTAGCCTCACTATCGACCCCGATGGCTCGAAGTCCAAGGCCCTCCTCCGCGCGATCTGGACGACTGAGGTCTTCCGCGAGACGGAAAGCACCGTGGTCTTTGCGGGTGCGGAGGACACGAAGGCTGCGCTTGACACACTTCGCAAGGACCGGCTGCGCGTAGTGCTTGCGCCGCGCCTGCTGGCGCCGGACGAGCGGCATGACCTCTACCACGGGCTGTCCGTCCGCAATCAGGTTCTACTTTTGGAGCCGCGTGCCAGAGACTTCAACCTTGAGCAGAACGCCGACCTTAGCAAGTGGGCGCAGCGATGCTTGGCGGCGAAGGAACTGCGAGACCAGGCCGAACGCGCGGGCGACAACGCACGGAGGGATGAATACGATCGGATCGGGCGGGAGGACCGCAGGTATATTACCGACGCGATTCGGCGGGCCGGCCTCCAGTACATGCGATTCGAGGCCTTCGGCGCTTCGCCCGCGGGCGACAGAGTAGAGCCAGAGAACCTGGGTAACGCGATAACCAAGGAGCAGGTGGTTGATGCCCTGAGTCAGCAGTTGTTCCCTGCGATGGTGTTCCAGGAGCATTTGGCCGGGCGACTTGAGCAGGTGAAGAGCCGACTCGTCCGCGACGTGGACAAGGAGTACCGCGAGACGCTCACCTTCCCCGTACCCACTTCGGTGCAGAGCGTCACGCGGGCAATACGTGAACTGTGCCGCCTGGGAAGGATCGGTCTGTACCATGCTGGCGGCAACTACAGTCACGTGAACCCACCACTGAGCGAATCCGAGGTCATGGATGCACGCCTCGGTGATCCGGTGGGCACTGCGCCGCAGCTGCCGCAACCACCACAACCGCAGCCGCCCCCACCCCCGGCCGAGCTTGCCCGCCTGGAAGTCCAGCCGGGCGGGGCGCTGACCCTGAATCCCGGCGACACCCGCCGGCTTACGGCTGTCGGCTATGACGACAACGGCAAAGCCTTGCCCTCGGTCAACGTCGCGTGGCGCTCCAGCAATCCGAGCATCGTTTCGGTGTCCGCCGATGGCGTGCTCCTGGCCGACCGCGAAGGCCAAGCGGAGATCACTGCCCTTGCCGGCGAAATCATTAGCAACTCCGTCGGCATCACGGTCTCTGTCGGCCCCGCCGAACAGATCAGCATCCCCTGGAAGCCATCCAAGGGCGCGCTGCGACAGGAAATCGCCGTCCGCCTTGCTCAGGCGGAAGGCGCGAAGATCACCAGCATCCGCTTCCAGTTCTTTCAGACTGACCAGGAGGTTGATCTGTCGTCGCTGCCGGCCGGCCTGCGAGGCGGCCTGTCGGGCCCAGGCACGCTCACCCTCGACGTAACCATCGCCAAGCGCGGCAAGATGACCAAGGGCCAGGTCGAGCAGCTTTGCGAGCAGCTACCCGACTTCCGTTCCGCTCAGTATTCGGCCCGCCTGGAGATCGTCCGCGCTTGCCCGCAGGAGTGA